TGGGGGGTCAATGGGGGGGGTATCCCCACCCTTTGCCCACCTCTTTAAAGCACCTCTTTTACCAGCTTCTGCCATAGAATGGTATCGGGCAATCTCTAAATCGCATCTTTCATGAATCCAGCCATTCTCTGTCTTAGTAAAAAATTCTTCTAAAATGGCAAGACCTGTATCTTTATTGGCAATTCTTAGTTTTCGGAAAATTAGAGAAGGTTCTAGTGGAATTTTTTGTTCACTATCGTAATAAGTAAGAATCAAGCGAAAGTAAACAGCTTCTTCTTCTGTCGTTAGATGAGCCGTATTGGCTATCCATTCTTTTATTTGAAGATAAAAATAGTGCATATATCCCTTATCAAGGTATCGAAAGGTGTTGGGCGGTTCGGTGATAAGCCGAATTTTTGGTAGCAAGCCTAGCCCAACTATTACATTATAAGACAACTATTACAAAGTTCCTAATACTTTTATCCTAACGGAAACCCTACCTCCTTTAATAATTTCTCCTTCATAAATATGAATTTCTTTTATTTGGGAATCATCATTAAACAGTCCAGCTTGGCACATAGCATCTTCAAGAGCTTTTATACGATTGGATAAATCTTGGGTTCTTTTATCCCTGAAATTGATAGTAACTGCCATGCTTAATTTTTCAGCACCAAAGCGGATAGGTTGCTGGCTCACTATTTGGGCTACCTCGGCTTTAAACTTTCTACCAGCATCCCCTACATATCTTCTATGTCCTTGAAACTGGTAATAAGAATTTATTGTAGGTGGCAAAGGAAAATTTAAAAAAAGGGTTGGCATCTGTAATAGTTATACTATAATACTTCTAGGTCGGAATTTTTCCACCTTACCACGAAAAGGAAAAACACAATGGGAATTCATAGTGAAGATAGGTATTACGAACCAGAGGATGATGATTCTGGAGACTTTATAGATGCTCGGGTTGTTGAGTTATTAAACACAAAAGAATATGACCCAGCACTTATCCATCATTTAGCAGAAGCTATTTCAGAAGCCAATCCAGAAGACCAAGAAAGCATTTTGGACTTTATTGCTAATGCGGAATGGGCAAAACTGGGGATGAAGCTGTATTACATCAGCCATGAATACATGGAAAAACTGGCTGACTCTCATGCGGTAGATGAATATAACTCTGGCTTATTAAACGATTAAAGGAAAAGACATGAAAACATTTCTAGAATTAAGAACCATTAATGTAAACGAATACACAGAAAAAAAGGGAAGATTTACTTACTTATCATGGACTTGGGCGGTAGATAAGCTATTAGAAAACGACCCGTTAGCTACTTGGACTTTTGGCGACCCTACTTACTTTGCAGAAACTTTAATGGTCTATTGCACAGTAACTGCTATGGGTAAATCTATGACTTGCCAAATGCCTTGTATCAATAATCAGAACAAAGCTATCCCTAATCCAAATGCGATGGATGTGAATACGGCTATGATGCGTTGCCTAGTTAAGACAATAGCACTCTTTGGTATTGGTCTATACATTTATGCTGGAGAGGATTTGCCTGATGACAATACTCCAGTAGAACCAATAGATGTAACCCCATTCTTGCAATCTATTAAATCAGCAACTTCATTAGAGGATTTAAGAATTAAATACATTACAGCAGTTAAAGCCTGTAAAGGGGATAGCCAAGCCTTAACTTCTTTAGAATTTGCTAAAGATGATGCAAAAGCTGATTTGGAGGATTTGTCATGAAAGCATTTCCACAAAATGAAGCAACTATGTACATAGATTTGCCCTTAGAAACTCAACAAGGTATGGATTTGCGTGATTACTTTGCATCTAAAGCTATGTCTGCTGTCATTATTGCTTCAGATGAAAGAAGCAACTCACTCGAAGAAGTTGTTGGTTGGGTAGGCGATTATGCCTATCAAGTAGCAGATGCAATGATGGAAGCTAGAAAATGACTACTTTTACGACAGAAGATAGAGTTACTGCCCAAAAAGTAGTTCAAGGCACAGATGAATGGAAAAGAGTTAAGCTAGGTCATGTATCTGGCAGTTCTATTGCTGATGTTATGGCTAAAGGTAAATCTGGAGAAGCTATTACACGGAAGAAATATAGAACCCGAATAGTAGCGGAAAGGCTTTCCAATGAAATTATGGAATCCTTTTCCAATCCTTCTATGGAGTGGGGAGTTTTACAGGAACCTTTTGCTAGACAGGCTTATGAGGTTGCACAAGAGGTTTTTGTAGATAAGACGGGTTTCTGGATTCACCCAACAATTAAATGGCTTGGGGTCAGTCCTGATGGTCTTGTTGGGGATGATGGCTTAGTTGAAATCAAATGTCCAAACACAACTACTCATATAGACTATTTAGATGCTGGTGTAGTGCCAACAGAGTATTACAAACAAATGCAGTGCCAAATGTGGGTAACCAATAGGGAATGGTGTGATTTTGTCAGCTATGACCCTCGTTTGCCTGAAAGAAATCGTTTATTTATTAAGCGGTTATATCGGAGTAATGACACCATTGCCGATATGGAAGTAGAAGTAAAGCAGTTCTTATCAGAGGTTGAATCTTTAATTGAAAAACTAGGAGGTAGTAATGGCAACAGTTCGCTATGAAGTATTTACAAAGAATGGCACTTATAAAGACAATACGGGTGCAGAGAAAAATCGTTGGTTTAAAATGGGAGTATGCTTTCAGAACGATAAGGGGCAACTATCCATTAAAATTGATGGAACTCCTGTAGGCTGGGATGGTTGGATGTCCTTAATGGAACCCAAACCTAAAGACGGCTCTAAGCCAGCAGTATCAGTAAGCAATATAGACGATGATATTCCTTTCTAAGATTTACGGGCGAAAACTGCATTTTGTTACAAACTAGGTCGTAAAGCCACCTCTTAGCCAGTAATAGTAGCTGGTGTTTAGTAACATTTTCCATCTTGCAATTAGTAGCCCACCTTCTATGGGGTGGTGCAGTCCTGTATGACTAAAAACTACTAATCCTTTTCGTAGTACCACCCCACCCAATACCGAACCAAATTAGTTCGTTATTAAATATAGGTTGTATTTGAAACGAATATATGCTATAATAGTCCTATGGGATGCAAAATTGTGTTCCATGTAATTGCTCTTTAAACCTACGAAAAGGAAATAAGATGAAATACATATTAGATATTAAGCGTGATGTTGACCCAGATGGTGATGCGTATTTTTGGTGGTTGCCATTCGGCTTTAGATTTTCAGATGATTTAGTTCATTGCAGAGGATATGACACGCTTGCTGAAATACGAAAAGCCGCAAAAACCGACGTTATTCCATGCGATTGTCAAGATTGCAAAAGTAATATAGAAGAATTAAAAGCAAAAGAAAAAGCATTTTTTAAAGAAATGTTGAAGTAATAGAAAGCCCCGAAAGGGGTTTTTCTTTTAGTACCGAACCTTTTTATATGGTCTTTAAAAAAAAGTTTTATTTGTTACAAATACTATCTTATAATACTTGTATGGCAATTAAGCCATATACGAAAAGGAAATCAAAATGAAATTCAACACTCTTAAAATCCCACTTTGGGTAGAAGTATTAGCAGTTGTCATAGTAGGCATTATTTATGGCTGTATGTTTGGCTTGTCAATTTAATACGAAAAGGAAATAAAAATGGCACATGAACTAACAATTAGAGAAGATGGTTTCGTTGAAATGGCTTTCGTTGGCGAAACTCCTTGGCATGAATTGGGTCAGTCTATAGATGAAAATTCTTCTATAGAAGATTGGCAAAAAGCGGCTGGTATGGATTGGACTATCGAATCTAGCCCTGTAGGCTTTGTTGCTGGTGGTAACAACCAAACCTTTCATAATCAGAATGTTCTTTATCGTTCTGATACTAATGCCCCTTTGTCAGTAGTTACTAACCGCTATAAAGCTGTCCAGCCTAAAGAAGTATTAGAGTTCTTCCGTGATTTGGTAGACGAATCAGGCTTTCGTATTCATACTGCTGGCACTCTTAAAGGTGGCAAGCATCTATGGGCATTAGCAGAAACTGGCAAGTATGGCGAAATCACTAAAGGTGATGGTGTTGGTGGCTTTCTTTTGCTTTCAACTTCATGCGACAAGTCTTTAGCTACTACTGCCCGTTTTACTACAGTCAGAGTGGTTTGTAATAATACTTTAACTTCTGCTGTATCTGATAGAAGCCATTGCGTGTCTTTAAGCCATGTTTCTGTCTTTGACCATGAAGTAGTTAAAGCTAAACTAGGGACGGCAGTTCAATCTTTTGGGGCTTTTTTAGAAATGGGTAAATACCTTCAAAAGCAAAAACTGGATATTTTTCAAGCCCATGAATTTGTCTTGGAACTTATTAAACCCGTTAATCAGGTCAAAGCAGAAGATTCTAAGAATAACCGCACTTACCGCAAAATTATGCAATTATTTGATGGCGAGGCTAAAGGTTTTGAACTTGCTGGCTGGACTAAGTGGGGAATGCTTAATGCAGTTACTGAGTATTACGACCACCATGCCCCAAGCCGTTCTAATGATGCTCGTTTAGACAATGCTTGGTTTGGAATGGGTAATTCTATGAAGGATAGAGCAGTTGCTTTATTAACTGCTTGACAAGTAATACTTGTGGAGTATGATAGCCCTCATCTAACACATGGGGGCTTTTTTATGTCTAATGCCGTAGTCAAGATTCGGGCAGTATTTGAAGCCCAACAGAAACCTCTTACTTTGCGTGAGATAACCGCCAAAGCTGTCGATTTGCTTCCCAACGAGGCTAGCATGGGACTATGTTATTTAATGCGTCAGCGGTATGTTAAACGGGAACCAACGGACAATACGACACCTAAAAGCCGTAAACAAGTATGGCTTTATACATATTCCCCAACCAAAATGAGTAATCTATGAAGATAGAACAGGTAGCGATTGAAAAGTTAATTCCTTATGCCAATAATGCTAGGATTCATAGTGATGAACAAGTAGCCCAGTTAGCTGGTGCTATCCAGCTTTTAGGCTTTCGTGACCCAGTAGAGATAGATGAAAATAATACTATTCTTGTAGGGCATGGACGGGTATTAGCGGCTAGAAAACTTGACATGGATAAAGTGC